GTCGAAACACCGGAATTCATGCTTTGCACTGTTGGCGGCTAGGCAGCTCCCGAAGGCTTGCCGGATCTGGGCGCTTGTTCTGCGCTTACCCCCTCTGCGGCTCAACAGTCAGGCCCGGTGCTTTGGGCTTGTTGCTCGGCTGATGCCTCGGTGTTTCGTGAGGCGTTGTATGCACTCTAATACGCATGCGTATCTCTGTCAATACGCATACGAATTATTTGGGCGAAAAAAAACCGCCCGGAGGCGGTTGGCTGATTGTTACGTATCTATTTGCGTCTGGACAGGTATGCGTAAAGCACCGCGGCTAACACTAGAACTACCGCTAACAAGGTTACGGGTACGCCTGTTGTCTTAACGGTGATTGAAGTTGGTGGCGGTTCAGTAATGACCTTTGTTGCGAGTGATTGCTTTGCTTGTTCAGTTATGACGGGCTCTTCGGTCGGATCAAAACTGATGATGCGCTGGCTGCCGGTTGCAGAAGGTTGGTCAGGGAATTTAGCTTCCACCGGCTCCAACTTGAAATCAGAGCCTACTTGCAAGGGGATACGTTGCGGGTCAGTCACGGCAGCTTCTTCTGAAACCTATCAAAACCAGGCTGCGGCCTCACGCTCTCGTCCGTCATGCACTGCCCAGTTGGGGCGTACTCAAGCACTTTTCCGCCCTTGATATAGAAAATGTTGTTGCATGCAACTTCATTGGTTCCGCATGTCATGAAGTTGGGTGTGGCTGAATTCGTATTTTTTTTCCTTGCCGGATTTTGGCTAAAACAATTGGTGAAACTGGTACCGTTTCTGTAGTTTCGGACTTCCACGCCGCTTGATGTCAATGTTTTTTGCATGGGCAATGTCAGGAAGAGCGGGTGGGTATCTAAAGCCTCAACAGGCATATCAACCCAAGCATCAAGGTCTTGTTGTCGCACACTCGCACAGCCAACAAGAAAAACTCCCAATAGAACAGCAATTAATTTCATAAAAAATCCTCAATTTTTGTCTGGCTCATATTGTGAACCCCGCGCCACATATAATGACCATAATTGTTGAGTGATGTTCATATTTATCAAATATGACGCAAATTATGGCAGGGATATGGAATGGTAAAGCTCATCATGAGTGATGTATGTCGGCAGCTATCCGAATCGCTTCAGCTTGATTATCGAACGCATCAAGAGAGCCTTCATCAATTGGGTTCGCAGCCATTATGTCGCGTGCGCGAGCAAGTTCTTGCGCCAGAACCGGGGGAAGATTTGGATTGTATGGGGCCGTCCGAATGACAGCGAGTAGGCCGGCCTGCAGTGCGAGCATGCGGGCGAAAAGTTCGTAGTCTTCACCTGGCTGTGGCTGCATTGCAAGGTAATCAACTTTGCGCTCAGCAACCATTGTTTCGCCAAACGGAAGATCGCCGCGAAGCTGGCTTTCGCTAACTCCATAGGCACGCGCCCATTTCTGAACGGTTAAGGATTTTGGGTCGCCATGTTTTCCCGACAGGAAGCGCTGCGTAGTTGGCTGTGGAACGCCGCTCTTCTCAGCTAGAGAGTAGGCATCGTCGCCCGCCGCTTGCATGAGGGCTAATAAGTTTGCGCGCATGTCAGTTTTCATAACCGTGAAACATACGCGCGCGTATTTTTAAGGTCAAACACGCAAACGTATTGACAAGGATACGCATGCGTATCACAATGGGCTATGGACATTCAGAACGCCCTGCAAAAACTGGTCACTGACCACGGCATGACAGACGACGAGATCGGCATCCAAATTGGGGCTCCTCAGTCGATTGTTACGCGACTTCGAAACGGTAAGCACAAAAGCACAAGTTTCGAGCGTGGCTCAAAAATCCTGACGCTTCTTGAGTCGAAGAAAAAGGCAGCATGAGCTATTTAGCGAGTTCATGCTTCAGGCCTGTTATGCGCTTGTCCAAGCTGCTGAGTACGGGCTGTACGGATTCGGCCGATAGCTTGAAGCCTTCCCAGCAAAGGCTAACGCTCGTGTCGCGTGTATCGGCTGGCATGCTGGCCAAGGCAATTGCCATTGCCCGGCAAGCTTCTCGCTCTTCATGCAAGTCCGCTAAGTGGCTGTCTCTTGTCAGCTGCAGCCTAGCCAACTCGGCTTCAGGCGTTTCTTTCTCTACACCCAGCCAAAACCATAGCGTCCAGCCGGCGAGCATCGCGCCGATCAAGACGGTGATCGGGTGCCTATCTGCAAAGGTTCTATTCCTCATTGGGGGTGCCCATGCTTGAGTCTCGATCGCCTGTTCCAAGCCCGTTTGGTAAGTGTGACGGACGGCTGGACTGCATGGTACCGGAAGCGCTGGTGAGTGCGGCAACTACCCTGGGCATGATGCAGCGACCACGCTCTATGCCTAAGTCTGAGTACACGCGCTCAATTCTGGAGCGGTCCATATTTGGTGAATGGGCCGTGCTCAGGGCCAAGATGCACCAGTCAAACGCCGATCCGCTTGCCCGAGCAGATGTCTCGCTTGACGAGGCATTGACCACGCTTGCATCGCTGGCACAAATGCCGCGCGATGCGTTTATTACGCATTTGCTGGAGCGGGTTGTGTTCGGCGAGTTTTCCATGGTTCACAGTCTGGCTGATCGCGCCGAGATAGTGAATACGGGGAATATCGGGAGTTCTTTGAGGTCGGCTGCCTGATGCGTACCAACGTCGCCACCACCTCAATCGGTGCCTATCACGACCACGTCCAGACCTTCGAGGAGGCGCAAGAGCTGCGCATTCTCGACTTCATCAAGGCCAAAGGCCCGGCAACGATTGGCGAAATAGCCAAGGCGTTGCTTATGGAGAAATCCTCTGTTTCAGCACGCCAGAACAAACTGCGCAATAAGGATTTCGCGCTTGTCTGGGCAGAAGAGCGCCGCAAGTGCAATGTATCGGGCGTGCTCTGTCATGTACTGCAGTTGCCAAAGGGTCAAGCGGAGTTGTTTAGCTGATGGCTGAACGCAACCCCATAAGCAAGCGAACTCGCTTTGATGTATTCAAGCGTGTTGCGGCACGATCCGTCACAAGCGGTAATATTCTCTTTCCTACAGTAACCGGAGAGTTTTATGAGCGACTTCAAGTGGCAGACCGAGGATGCAGACTCGGTCTGCATTCAATCCGTGGATGCAATAGCGGTTTATACGAACGAACGTGGCGATATAGTGATTCGGCAAGAGGATCGCATGGGTGGAGAGGACTCTGTTATTGCAATACCAAGAATGCACGCCCAGGCCGTGTTGGATGCCATCTTAAACGAAATGAAAAACAGCTAAAACTTATCACCACCTCTGTGCAATGCGGAGGGGTAAATGGCTAGAGCCCGGAACATAAAGCCGGGCCTCTTTGAAAACGAGGACCTTACCGAACAATCCTTCTTTGTTCGGCTCCTTTTTATCGGCCTATGGACGTTAGCAGACCGTGAGGGCAGGCTTGAGGACAGGCCGCGCCAGATCAAGCGCAAGTTATTCCCATGCGACGATGACGACGTGGATGCAGCGCTGACAGTGCTGGCAAAACTTGGGTTCATCCAGCGCTATGTCTCTGGTGAATTTAACGTTATTCAGATCGTAAATTTCCTAAAACATCAGACGCCGCACGGCACTGAAAAAGACAGCGTATTGCCAGATACACAAGGGAATTTCGCAATCCATGAGCGCGATTCAAAAGGCTACGTGATCGGGAAGAAAAGGAAAAATAACGTTATTTCAGAAGAAAACAACGATACACCGCAAGATAAAACCAAGAGTCAACTTGGGTGTAAACGTCCTGATTCACCGAATCCTGATTCACTGATTCAAAACAATCTCTCCGAACAAGCGGCAGCAGCAACTACAGCTGCCGGAGGAGAAAAAACGCCCGAAGTGCTGCTGCCTGCTTTCGCAGAGCTTCTTCAAAACCTTGAAACCGCAAGGGGTTGCACCTTCAGGCTTGAAGGGACAGAGCAGGTCTTTGCTGACTGGCAGGCCAAAGGGGTGACTGAGGCCCATGTTCGCGAAGCCCATGCCATCGCTGTGCAAAGGCGCGTCAAGGCTGGCAACACGTCTGCGGTGAATGTCGGTCTGCTTGACGTGATCCTGGCTGACCTGACGCGATCATCGACTTCGACTGTCGTTGCCTTGCCGCCGGTTGATCCGAAAGAGGCGCGGCGCCGCGAGCTGCAGCAGCGGCATGCCGGCGAAGTATTCGACGGGCCGATGAATGAGCGCTTTGAGGTCATGAGCAATGGCGCTGTTTTGATGTCGAGCGGTACTGGTTTTGAGGGGGCGCTTAACCCGTCACAAGCCCGTGCCTTCTGGGACGACGTTGACGCCGGCATTGTCACGCCGCGCGCTGCATGAAAGGGTTATTCGATGATCTGCCACTGCGGACGGAAGATGTCCCTAGTCCGGGACGATGTGTTGAAAGTATCTGGAATGCGCCGGCAGATGTTTCGGTGCAACTCACGGCACTCATTCACCCTGCTGGAGGGGGTACCGGTGACGGGCAGGCGGAAGGAGGGATCGCGCTGCGAATGTGCATCGAATGCGAACGCTGCCAATTCAGAAGCGAACCAACGATGGCAGAACAGGGTTTCGCGCGATGCGACACGGACCCGGCATACCGAAGCCGAGCCCTTTTCTTTGCGCACCCCTGCGACCGTTTTAAACCTGCAGGCGTGGGGGTTGCAGATGCACGTCGAGCATGGATTACCAAAAAAAGGCGCAGAAGCGCTGACAACAATGAGGAATAGCAGTGCAGGAAGTAGTTTTGAAGATTCTCACCACCACGCGATTGCAGTGGCAGATAACGGGCAAGCCGCGCGCCCATGAGCGCAGCAAGCAAGGAGAGCGTCATGCTAGACCCGATCGAGCAAGAAATCCAAGCCAAAGGCCTAACTGCCCCGCGTATTACGCCGGATGACATTGAGGCGAATATCGTCTGTGAGCATTACTTCACCGGGCATCAAGGTATTTTGGGCGCCTACGAAGTTCCGATCACGGAAGATGGTGTTTATCCGGGGCATGCCGCACTACGGTTACTTACCTTCTGCGTGCTGGTACTCAAGAACGGCTTTACCGTGCATGGCGTCTCCGCATGCGCCAGCCCAGAGAACTTCGACGCCGAGATTGGCAAGAAGATCGCCCGCGAGAACGCACTGCAGGAAATTTGGCCACTAATGGGCTACGAACTGCGCAGCCAGTTGGTAAAACAGCCGGCCTAAATCATGTCACAACCCCGCAAGCACAGACCCGAGCGCCTGGCACTTCGTATTGAGAAGGGCTGCCTTGTGCCCGCCGATACGTTCAGCACAGCGCGTCTACGCGCTCGGGGCTACAAGCGGGGTGATCTGGTTTTTGCTGAGCTTAAAAAGCCTAGAAGTCCGGGGTTTCATCGCTTGGCACACAAGCTGGGCATGCTCTGCGCAGAGAACATTGCCGACTTCAACGGCATGGATGCCCATGCCGTGCTGAAGCGCTTGCAGTGGGAAGCAAACATCGGATGTGAAGAGGTGGGTGTGATGGTGCCGGGTGTTGGTCTGGCACTGATGCGTTTCCCGCGATCGCTGTCCTATGAATCGATGGAGCAGGGCGAGTTTCGCCAGATAGTTGCCGCCTTTTGTCAGTTCATCGCCGACAAGTACTGGCCTTCGCTGCGTCCTGCGCAGATCGAGCACATGGCCGAATGCTACGTGGAGCCGATATGAGTCACGGCCATATTTTCCGAAGGGATGAGGTGATCACGCGTGAGGAAGAGTTACGCCTTGCGTTGGAAGCCATGGTTGCCGCGTATGACCGGATGGCAAAGCAGTTTCCAGAAAGAACCGGCGCTCGAGCCATGTTGGATGGCGCCTTTTTGAAACCTGTGGTGCAGTCGAAAAAGCTGCTTGGCCACATTGCGTGAGGGTAAGGATATGAGCAAGGGACACATTCTGGTTGATCTGGACGGGACATTGGCTGAGTACCACGGCTGGCAAGGCGCGTTAATCATTGGGCCACCAGTGCCGATGATGGTTGAGCGTGTGAAGGGCTGGCTGGCTGAAGGCAAGGATGTGCGCATCTTCACGGCACGCGTTGCTCCGTCTGATGACCGAGAAGCTGTTTACAAGGAAATTCAAGACTGGTGCGAGCAGCAGATTGGCCAGCGACTTGAAATCACGTGTAGCAAAGACTACGGGACTATTGAAATCTGGGATGACCGCGCGATTGGTGTGGTGCCCAATACCGGCTTTGTAAAGATCGGCGAAGCCATTCCTGATTATGAAAAGCTGACCGATGAGGCCGTTGGTACCTTCGTGCTGACGACCGTGACGGGGATGATGGCCAATCTACCTACCGATGAATCACGCAAGCTTGCCGCCGGCACGTTGGTACTGGCTGCGCTTGATCTGATGCGATCGATTGAAGGCGATGAAGTTGTGGCTGAGTTTCTACTGGAGACAGTAGGCAACATGCAGGCTGCGAATCAGCCGGAAAAGTCAGAGCTGATTCTGCCGCCAGGTTACGTTCAGTAGGCTGGATATGAGCGCCGACGAGATCCTGAAAATACTGACCAAGTGGCAAGAGGCCATCCTTGCTGTCACTACTGAGTTTTCGGTACTAGAGCGCATGTTTGACGCCGCGCCAGAAAGCCCGATTTTGACTGCAATCCACGGACTTGTCGGCGCGTATACGCACGCGGTGGCTGATCGGTTGTGCTGGGACTACGGCACGCTTGAGGACTGGATATACACACACAATTTCGGTGAGCGGCCAATGCATATCGGGTTCTCAGACAAGCCGCTGAGCGTTATCAGCACTATTGAGGAGCTGGCTAAATTCATCGCCGAAGACTTGAGGGCGGCAGCATGAGCGCTATCCGCATGTCCGAAGCCGAATGGAAAGAGCAGCAAGCCAAGCGCGGCAAGCTGGTCGCTGTTCCTGTCGCCAAGCCAAAGCGTGCGCAGCGCACTGGCCCCAGTGAGCTGGAAGTTCGCTTCTGGCAGCAGTGGGGCCAGACATGCCTGCCAATGCCCGAGCGCGAGTGGTATTTCATGGCCGATCGCGGCTTCCGTTTTGACTTTGCTTGGCCATCGCTGATGTTGGCTATTGAAGTGCAAGGCATGGCGCATCGGATTAAAGAGCGCTTTGAAGCGGACATCGAGAAGCGCGCGCTGGCACAGCTGAATGGCTGGACTGTGCTGGAAGTGAGTGGCACCACGATTCGCGACGGCCGCGCCTTGGATTGGGCGAAAGTGCTGTATGCCGATCGCGTTCTGAAAGTCATTAAGGGCGACCGGCCATGATGCACGGCAAGACGCCAAACAAGGCCGAGAAGGCGTGGATGGCTGCCATCACGGCGCTGGGCTGCATAGTCTGCCGTAATCAGGGCAGGGGTTATGTACCGGCTGCCGTGCATCACATCACTGCCGGAAGCCGCAGGCTAGGGCACCTGTATTCAATCCCCTTGTGTGACCCCGGCCATCATCAAAACGCGCCGAAGGATAGCGGCGAGGTTTCAAGGCACCCGAACAAGATGCAGTTTGAAGCCCGATATGGCACGGAAATGGAGCTTCTTGCTCAGGTTCAGAAACTGGTGGAGGTGGCTGCATGAGTGAGTTATTCGATAAGTATTCTCGTACATGGCCGCTTGGGATTCTGGCCATCGTGTGGATTTTTTTTATTATCCCGCGTGCCCTTATCTGCTTTGTGATCTTTCTGATTCTGCCTATGGAAAGAAGTGAGCTAACCGGATTCAGAAAGAAGTTGGACGGACTATCTGAGTTTGTCGGTTTTGAAGACCATGGGTGCTACTACTGATGATGAAAACCGGACATAAACCCATGGCGCCGCGGTGCGCGCTGTCGCGTGTGATTGCCGAGCCAATGGACAAAGACGCTATCAAGCGCAAGGCATGGCAGGAAGAAGGGATTTTGGTTATCGACGTGAACGATCCAACGCTTTCTATGCTTGATCAGGGCTTCGTGAAGGGCATCGGCAACAAACGCTACGGGAGCAAAAAATGAGCGCTGAAAGATTGGCAATGGCGGTAACGGATAGTGACCTGACGGCTAAGGATGACCGGATTCGATCGGTTGAGCATGTCGCCTCACTGGCCGGCGCCAGTGGGCTTGGCAGCGACATCTTCCGGGCTAAGGACTGTGACCTGGCTGCCGCACGCCGGGCGGTACTGCTGCTGACGAAGAAGGCAATTAAGGCGGGGCTGTCATCAAAGCTGCCTATATCGCGAGCGATTGCCCAAGCCATGGCAGCTGCCGTGCTGGCTGAAATTGCCATGCCGCAATGCCGTACGTGCATGGGAGCATCAGTCAAGATCATCGACAGTCTGAAATTGACCTGCCCAGACTGCGAGGGCACGGGAATGCATCGGTACACGGACAAAGAGCGGGCCCAGCTGTGCGGGATCTCGAAAGCTGATTGGCCGAAGTGGGAGAAGCGTTATCTGCTGGTACTGGCCGAGGCGCGCGGCCATGATTGCGCGCCGATTAAGGCAAGGGAGAGGCTGGGATGAATAATCCGATACCGGGAGACATGCTGCCCATGGAGTTTTATGCAGAACGTGGTGGCTTCAGCCATGCCGTATCACTCCATTTGCGCCGCGTGGTTTTCAATGAATGGCAGGAGGTTGCTGTTCCAGTGACCTTTGTAAAGCAAGAGGGTTGCGCGATGGTCCCGCCATTCATGAAATTGACCATGCATGAGGCTCAGGGACTGATGGACCAGCTGTGGCATTGTGGGCTTCGGCCGACAGAGGGCACTGGCAGCGCGGGTTCATTGGCTGCAACAGAACGCCACCTGAAGGACATGCAGGCAATTGCATTCGGTGCGCTTCAGAAGAAAGGCGTACTGCTGTGAGCCGCCGCTTTGGACGTAACCAGCGCCGTCGTGCGCGCCATGAACTTGAGGTCAAAGCACTGGAGCTTAGGCTGGCTAACGAGCACATTCATGGGCAGGATCGCCGCTTATTGCGAATGTCTGATGAGTTGAGCCAGATGCGCCGCAAGATTGAAGCTCTTGAAGCCGTGACTGACGGCGTGAGGCAAGCGCTCGGAGACAGGTCTATCTTGTTGAAGCCTGTGCTTGGCATGGTGTTGGGGCATTATTTACCAACTGTCCAGTTGCATGACGCCATGGGGTTTTCTGAAGACTATATACCGACCGCTAACTTACGGTTAGAGGAAATCAAGACAACGACTTACGCCATCCTTGATTGTGAGCTTGAGGATAAACATTGGGCTCGATGTCAGCACTTCTACGTGAAGGTCAAAGACCAGAAGATGGTTGGATATGCATTCGATGAGTCCATGTTGCGCATGCAGGCAAGCCGCAAGACTTTTATTTACAACGTAGCAAAGATGATTGCGGCAACATTGGATGAAATGATCGCCGATGGCAGGCTGAAGGTCGCATAGCGTGCCAAAGCAGAGCACACGCGAAAAGTTTAGGACGCGACGGGCAGCCAGACGAAGATCAAAGCAATACGAGCTTCGTGAACTGGCGGCCATGTCACTTAGACGTGGGGAAAAGCGTCAGGCAAAGCGCAGTGCTCGACGTCGAGAGGCTGAGCCGCCGCTTTTCTTTTGCGCGAGTCGGATTACTATGGATATGCTGGAGCGCATATTCCCGTCGGCTCAAGCCGATGAGCCATGGTCGTCTGTGGATTCGGCAAACCTTTGGGTTGGAATAGACCTGGCTGAGCAGCCCAGCTACTGTGTCGTAGCCTTTCATGAAGACAACAACGTAGCAAGAATCACGACACTAAAATAGCTGTGTTTAAGGTATCGAAAAACCAGTAATGGCAAGGCGTTCGGCTACAATTACATTGGCGTTTACATAGGCAGCGTGTTGCTGACCATAACAAAATTACGCAAGCCCGCTTCGGACTTGCTCGCCCTAAATTTTGAAGCCCTGCCAATTCGGCGGGGCTTTTGCGTTTCTGGTTGTATATCTCAGCAGCAAAAGGCGGGTACTACCGTTGGGCTGGCAACCCGACTAACGCATCAGTTAGCCTTACCACTCTAGTAAGCAATACGGCCGCAGCCTCTGCCATTGGGTACGCTGCGGTTCTCAGTCTTAGATTTGCGGATTACCCGGAGGCGGGTAACAGCCTTCCAAGCTGGCAGAGCGCGTTCGACTCGCGCAGTCCGCTCCAAATTCAAGTCCCTGCATGCGGGGCACGCCGGCCGCAAGGCCTTCATAACCAAGCCGCCTTCGGGCGGCTTTTCCATTTCTGGCCCTTGCTTCTTGGCCTGAACAGTCTGCAACCCCAGCGGCAGTGGGGGTCGGCAGTCTGAACCAAACCGGCCGCAGTCCCTGACGCGGAGACGCGCGAGAGAGGGTGTCCTTCCCTCGAATTGGCGGTGGGCGGGGCACAACCTGGAGAAAACATGACAGATCCGATTACAGCGCCGTCAGCAGCAGCTGGCCAGCTTGCCGCTGTTCCTGCCGCCGCTGTGGTGGGTGGGGTATTCGGCGTACCGATGGAGTTGCTGGCTTGGGCGTTGTTCGGTGGGCTGATTGCCATTGCGAACATTGAGCGCAAGCACACCGGCCTGTTGCTGGCATTCGATACGGCTTTCAAGCTGACGATCGCTGCTGGTGTGGGCGGTGCATTGGCCAGCCTTGGGGCGGACATTGCCACGCAGCTGGTGGCGTTGATGTCGTTCGACAAGATCAAGATGCCGGGCTCTGATGATGTCCGGATGGTGCGCGGCATGGCCATCTTCTTGGCTGCTGCAACGGCAATCATCCCCGAAATCTACCGGTTTGCCCGTGAGCGACTGGTGAAGAAGGGGCAGGAGCAATGACCTGCTCAGCCGAAACTGCTGTGATCGCGGTGATGGTCGCCGTTGTGTTTGGCCGCGCCCTGTATTTGCTCCTGAATAACGGCGCCCGCCGAAACGCGGTGAGCAAGATTCGCTATATCGGCTTCGGTTTCGGCTATGCCGCCCTTGGCGCCACGGCTGTTGCTGTCCTTCTGGATTCACTGAGAGGGTTGCCGGTATCCGGGCAGTCGATCTGCTTCCTGATAGCCAGTGTGCTGCTGATTGTCTTTCGTGGCGGTGATGCCCAGAAGTCAGCGGGTGACCGCATGGCTGAGGGCTTCAAGCCTGCCAAACAGTTCAAGTGGTGGTGGCAATGATCAACAGCCGTAGCCTCGCTGATCTGCTGCCGCCCGCCCGCGATCGCTTCCTCGACTTCCTTGAGGCGTGTGCGCGAGATCCGTGGATGGTCCAGAACGGCATCACTGTGATCATGACCTCGACTTACCGTGACGGCCAATCACAGAACGAGCTCTACGCTCAGGGCCGTACCAAGCCCGGGAAGATCGTAACCAACGCCCGTGGCGGTGACTCGATTCACCAGTACAAGTGCGCTGGCGATGTGCTGCCGCTGCGTCATGGCAAGCCCGTCTGGGGCACCGAGGGCGACGGTATCGATGACGACCCGACAGACGATGACAAGGACGATCTGGAAGTCTGGCAACGTGTTGGCGCCCTCGGTAAGGCCTGCGGCCTTGAGTGGGCTGGCGAATGGAAGAAGTTCAAGGAGTTCGCCCATTTTCAATACACGGGTGGTCTGACGCTGAATGATCTGAAAGCCGGAAAGGTGCCCTTCTGATGTTCGGCCCAGCCGGCCCTAGCTTCTGGTTCAAGGTAAGCCTTGCCCTGATCGCCGGCATTGTCATTGCTGGCACTTCAGCAAAGCTCACATACGACTACTGCGAAGGACAGCACGCCCGAGAAGAGAACGGCGAGCTGAAGGTAATGATCAAGATGGGGCAGCAGCTGCGCTCTGGCGCTACCGAGCTGGCCAAGCTGCGCGCTCAGCGTGAAACCGTCCAGAAAGCCAAGGACATCCAGATTGCAAAGGACACCGCTCGCTATGAACAAGACACTCCTGTTGCTCAGCGTGTTGTTCTGCCTGGCACTTGGCGGGTGCGACACGATGCCGCCGCGACCGGACAGCCTGCCACCTCCGGAAGCCTCACTGATGGAGCCAGTGACCCCGTTACGGACGCTGAAGCCATCGACACCATCACAGACAACTACGCTTCCTGTCGCGCCGACAAGCGCCGACTCGAAGACTTCCAAGCCCATTGGCGGCTGATTGAGGCAACTGGCTGCGCTGCACCACTAGACCATGACCACCCAAAAACGGAAGACTAAGCCGAAGGCCAAAGCAGGGACTTCAACAGCACAGGCACAGCATCGCCGCACCCTGTTCGTTGATGCCTTCATTGCCAACGGTGGCAACGCCACACAAGCAGCAATCACGGCTGGTTACAGCGAGCGTACGGCTTACAGCCAAGGTCCGCGCTTGTTGGAAGATGTTGAGATTCAACAGATGATCGCCGCCCGGCAAGAAGAGCTGGCAGAAAAGCACCATCTGACGACTGATTCTGTACTGGCTGAGCTCTCCAAGATCGTTCATGCCGATCCGCGCAAGCTGTTCAAGGCAGATGGAAGCCTGCTTCACCCGACTGAATGGCCAGACGATATTGCTGGCGCCGTCGCTTCGATGGAAGTGGTCGAAGAATTCGCAGGCAAGGGCGATGAGCGCGAACTTGTTGGCTACACGAAGAAAATCAAGTTCAACGATAAGAACAGTGGCATCGACAAGGCAATGAAGCACCTTGGCTTGTTTGAGCGCGACAACACGCAGAAGGCGGCAGGATTCCTTGCTGATCTGCCGCGCGATGTGCTGAAGATGATTGCCAAGAAGCTTGAATCGACTCGTGGGAAGCCCGGACCTTAGCTGGATCGATCTGCTTCCCGATGAGGCAAAAAAGGCCTTGCTGGCCGAAGCAAATGCCCAGCTAAACCGGGAAAAGATCGCTGATTACAAGCCATATACGAAGCAAGGACTGTTTCATGCGCTCGGCAAGACCATGCGCGAGCGCCTGCTTCGTGCTGGTAACCAGAACGGGAAAACCTTCTGTGTAGCTTCAGAAATGGCCTACCACTTGACCGGCGAATATCCGGACTGGTGGGAAGGCCGGCGATTTGATGGCCCGATAGTTGGATGGGCAAGCTCTGACACTGCCGAAACCACGCGCGACAATCCGCAGCGCGCACTGCTTGGCCTCGTCGGTGAGTTTGGTACCGGTGCAATTCCACACCGCTGCCTTGGTGATTACGGAATGGCCATGGGTGTGGCTGACCTTTACGACTATGTGAAGGTCAAGCACGTCTCTGGTGGCTGGAGCTTGCTGCGCTTCAAGTACTACGCCCAAGGGCGAAGAAAGTGGCAAGGCCCGCCGGTCAACTTCGTGTGGTTTGACGAAGAGCCGCCGCCTGACATCTACGACGAAGGCTTGGCGCGAACTATCGCGACCGGTGGTATGGCCGCCCTGAGCTTCACGCCGTTGCTTGGCATGTCTGAGGTTGTGCGCCGGTTCCTGGTGGATCCGACGCCGGACCGCTCTGACACCAACATGACGATTGATGACGCGTTGCACATTCCCGCTGAGGAACGTGCGCGAATCATCGCCAGCTTTGCAGCACATGAACGTGAAGCACGGGCCAAGGGCATACCGACGCTGGGCTCAGGAAGGATTTTCCCGGTGGATGAAAACCTGATCAAAGAGTCGGTTTTTGTGATTCCGGATCACTTTGCACGCCTTGTCGGCATGGACTTTGGTTGGGATCACCCGACAGCCGTAGTTTGGGCCGCTTGGGACCGCGACACCGATACCGTGCATGTGTATGACATCTACCGCGTCAGTGAGCAACCAGTGGCGGTACATGCCGCCGCGATCAAGGCGCGTGGTGAATGGATTCCCGTGGCTTGGCCGCACGATGGATTGCAGCACGACAAGAACGCTGGCATTCAGCTGGCTGAGCAGTACCGCGGACATGGTGTGGCAATGCTGCACGAAATGGCGCAGTACCCGGCAAATGATGGTGATGAGCACACGAAAACGTCCGTCGTATCTGTCGAGGCCGGATTGGCTGACATGCTGGAAAGAATGCTGGAGGGTCGCCTGAAGGTGGCCAGCCACCTAACGGAATGGTTCGATGAGTTCCGCCTGTACCACCGCAAAGACGGCAAGGTCGTGAAGGAGTACGACGATCTGATGGCCGCAACCCGCTACCTGATCATGATGCTCAGGTACGCCAAGACCAAACCTGTCACTGCCACAGCTTGGAAGAGCCGTGACCGTAGATCGTGGAGAACCGCTTGAAATCTGATGCCACCCTTGTAGTAGAACGCACGACAGCCATGGATATGGCTATCGAAGCGCGCAAGGATGGCGGTCTTCCGTGGCTGACGTTCGACCGCTGGATGCTGGACCTGCGTAATCAGCCTGCTTGGCGTGGCCTTGCTGAGAAGTGTGCCGATTACTACGACGGTAATCAGCTAACCGCGCAACAGCTGGACGAAATGGAAAAGACGGGCATGCAGCCCATCGTGGCCAATATCGTCCGGCCGACAGTCGATGTCGTGCTCGGGATGGAAGCCAAGACCCGTCAGGATTGGCGTGTAGCCGCTGATGGCGGCAAGTTTCAGGACATCGCTGAAGCTGAATCGGCCATGCTGATGGAAGCTGAGCGTGAGTCTGGCGCCGATCGCGCATGCTCAGATGCTTATGCCGGCCAGATTAAGGCGGGTTTGCATTGGGTTGAGGTGGGTAAGAGCCTTGACCCATTCGAGTATGCCTATCGTGTCCGCGCGATTCATCGTCGCGAGATCTGGTGGGACTGGCGCGCTAAAGAGCCCGATCTGTCGGATGCACGTTGGCTGCTGCGCCGTCGCTGGGTAGATGTGGATGAGCTGCTGGCTCGCTTTAAGCGTCATCGCGTGCTGATTGAGCAGATTGGCGCTGGTAATTTGATGTTTGACCGCAACGACCTGACCACAGAGCAAGAGTATGAAATGTTGGTCGATGCCCACAATACGGCGCTGCGCACATCGATTGATGAGATTGAGTACCGCAATACAGAGCGCCGTCAGCTGTGTCTGGCCGAGTTCTGGTATCGCACTTGGCACAGTGGTCATGTGATCAAGGTAGGCGGCAAGGTCATCCCCGTCGACACCAAGAATCCGATGATTGCCGCTGCAATCGTCTCGGGCAAGGTAACGCCTGAATTTGCCGTGTATTCACGCCTACGCCTGAGCTGGTGGATTGGCCCGCACCGCCTGGAAGACGTGGAAACGAAGAAGCGCCGCTTCCCGTATATCCCGTTCTGGGGCTTCCGCGAGGATCGTACTGGCATTCCATACGGCCTGATTCGCCCAATGCTTGATCCGCAGGACGAATACAACGCCCGTCGCTCGAAGCTGATGTGGTTGCTGTCGGCCAAGCGTGTGGAAGTCGACTCCGATGCGCTGGATACTGACTACAACGATCTGCGCGACCTTGCTAATGAGGTCGGGCGGCCAGATGCGGTGATTATCCGCAACCCTCACCGTAAGAATGCCAACGCGCTCTCGGTTTCCACAGACTACGGGCTGGCTACGCAGCAGTTCAATGTGATGCACGACGCCCAGCAGTTGCTGCAACAGACCGCTGGCGTGTATCAAGCAATGATGGGTCAGCAGAGCAATGCAAGCTCTGGCTTGGCGATCAACAGCTTGGTAGAGCAGGGCGCCACGACATTGGCGGAAATCAACGACAACTACAGATATGCACGCCGTCTGGTTGGTCAGGCATTGCTTGATCTGATGCTGGAAGACATTGGCGACAAGCCTTATGCAGTCGAGGTAGGCGAGGGCACCCGCGCCAAGCAGATCATCCTGAACGAGCGTATGCCGGATGGCAGCATCAAAAACGACATCATCCGGTCGAAAACCAAGGTCACGCTGTCCGACGTGCCAAGTACGCCGGCCTATCGCGCCCAGCAGCTGACGATGCTTGGCGAATTGACGAAGAGCATGCCGCCACAGATGCAGGCCATGATCATCGACTTCGTGATTGAGGCCACAGACCTGCAGAGCCGCAAGGAAATGGCTGAGCGCATCCGCAATGGCATGGGTATCAAAGACCCACGCGATATGACGCCTGAGCAATTGAAGCAGGCGGAAGAGCTGATGCAGCAAGAGCAGGCCAAGAAAGACGCGATGGAGCAGATCACGCTGCAAACCGCAGCTGCTAAGGCTGATGGTGAGGTCGCCAAGGCAGAGAAGACCGCCGCTGAAGCTGAGCAGATTCGCAATGAAAACGCATTGATGGATGAGGTGCGTAACGTATCCGAGCAGCTGGCCATGCTGACTGATGTTGTCGGCAATTTGGGCGCCCGTCTGCACTAGTTTTTACGTCAGTCCGTGACGAGACACGGACACTGCATGAACCCGCTTCGGCGGGTTTTTTTATTTCCGCATCCAATGCGATAAATGGAGAGAAGCGATGAGTAGTGAACAGGAACTGGAAGCGCTGATTGAGAATTTCGACCCAAATGACCCAGCATCAGTAGCCGCGCTCGAAAAAGCGATCGGCGGTGACGACGAGGCAACCGCCACGTCTGAAGCCGGCGATGGTGAGCAAGGCGAAGTTGAAGGCGATGGGGCTGGTGGTGAGACTCCACCGGCAGAAACCCCGGAACAAAAGGACGAGAAGCCGGCCGAGCCGGCACCTGGCGCAACGTCCGACGCCAAACCGGAGTCAGCAGAACAGCCTGAAGGTGTGATGGCAAAGGATGGGAAGCACATTATCCCGTTCTCAGTGCTTGAGCGCGAGCGGCAAGCCCGTATTCGTGCTGAGCAAATGGCCGAAGATCAGAAGCAGCTCATTGAGCAGCTTCAGTCTGGTGCCAAACCGGGTAGTGCCGCTTCTGGCGGTGCAGCGATGCTCTCCGAGGAAGAGCTTGCGGAACTTGAATCCGATTTGCCGGGCGTGGCGAAAGCCATTCGCGCTCAGCAAGCCACGATTCAGGCGCTGCAAGATCAAGTCAAGAGTGTCCGCACCTCCCAAGAAGTGCAGGAAAAGTCAGCCGAGGAAGCTCAGGCCGACGAGGAACAGGCAGCCATTGCAGCCAGCCCAACGCTGAGCAAACTGCAAGAGCTCGCCTTTACCGAGTCAGCCAAGCCCGAGGATGTCGACCGCTGGAACCGGGTGACCGGTATCTACGCAACCCTGCGCGACGACCCGCTGTTTGCCAATCTTTCCACGCCTGAACTCGTCGCTAAGGCTGAGGCGACTGTGAATACGTTGCTTGGACCCATGGCCGGGATTACCCAGCCACCAGCACCGAAACCAACACCTCAGCCTGCAAAGAAACCCGAAGACTTGAGCAAGGCTGCCGAAGAAAAGCTGAAGGCAAGCACCCCAGAGGTGCCGCAATCCCTCAGCGAATTTCCGGGCGGCACGCCACCAGCTCAGTCATCGCTCGAGAACATCGAGCAAGCCAGCAATGCAGACCTCGATCGCATGTTTGAAGGCCTTACGGCCGAGCAGATCGAACGCAAGCTGGCCACATTCGGCCTGTAACCCACTCCCCGGAAGCCACGACAGACCGCCGCAAGGCGGTTTTTTTTCGTCCAGCTTTGGAGAAATACCATGCCACAAACCTCTATCCCCGCCGGTTCCTCGACCGCGGTAAAGCTCTATTCGCGTGCGCTGTTTGCGCGTGTTGTGCAGGCCAGCACTTGGATGAACAACATGTGCGGTCCAGCCCCCAAGCAATCCGATGCTGAATCGAAGCTGAAGGGTCAAACCACGGCAGATATGCCGATCGTCCGTGTTACCGACCTCAGCAAGACGGCCGGCGACACCATTTCGGTGGACTGCTTCGACACCATCAACGGCAAGCCACTGATGGGTGATGTCAATGCTGAAGGCCGCGGTGAAGCGCTGTCTTCGTCCAGCATGGATGTCGGCATCGGCCTGAGCACCAAGGTTGTTGATGCTGGCGCCAAGATGGGCCAACAACGCACCCTGCATGATCTGCGTGGCCTTGCCCGTGCGCAGCTGGCTGGTTACTTCCCGCGTCTGCAAACCCAGACCGCGCTGGTACACCTTGCCGGTGCTCGCGGTTCGATGGTTGGCCGTGATTGGGTTGTGCCGCTGGCATCGGATACCGACTTCGCCAGCATCATGATCAATCCAGTTCGCGCGCCAAGCTTCAATCGTCACCTGGTTATCGACAGTACGAATCTTGTGCAAGGTGGCGCTCAGCTGGGCTCCATTGATTCCACTGACATCTGGACCCTCGATCACATCGACGGCCTCAGCCTGTTGCTGGATGACATGGAAACCCCGCTGCAGCCAGTGAAGATCGCGGATGACCCGGCTGCCGAAGATGAGCCGATCAAGGGTGTTCTGTGGCTGACTCCGCGCCAGTGGAATCAGATCAAGACCGCCAGCGGTGGTAGCAACAACTGGCGTACGTTCTTGGCAAACGCTTTCCAGCGCAAGACGTATGGCTCCAAGCACCCACTGTTCAGCGGTGAGGCTGGTATGTGGAACGGCATTCTGATCCGTCAGATGCCACGTTTCACCATCCGCTTTGCGGCCGGTGAGAGCACCCAGATCATCACCGCCGCCAACCGCTACTCGGCTACCGAGTCGGCTCAAGCAGTCAATGCTGGTCTGACTGCTGGTTTCGGTGTTGAACGCGCGCTGCTGCTCGGCGCTCAGGCGCTGGCCACTGTGTACGGCAAGAACAAGACTTCGGACTACCACTTCTCGTGGCTGGAACGTAAGTACAACTTCGAGCGTGCACTGGAAGTTGCGGCCGACAGCATGGGCGGTATGGCCAAGCTGCGCTTCAGCTTCAAGGATGGCGCTGGCAACATCGAGCCAACCGATAACGGCGTGATCGTTATCGATTCGGCCGTACGTCTGTAATCCACTGCCCCGGCTTCGGCTGGGGCAATTTTCCCGGAGACTCAAATGCCTAACTATCAACCCAGCAACATCAACGACATGCCACGCCACACTGGCGATGGCGGTAACTCGACCGTCTACGCCGGTTCTGCTGCTATCACCGCTAACCTCACCACTGCCGATAAGGTGCGCCCGGTTTTCATTCCGGGTGGCAACAAGGCCTATCGTGTCGCGATTCGTAACACGGATCTCGACTCGGGCACAACTTTGGCGGTGAATATCGGCTTCAGCAATGTCGATGGCACCCCCGGTCCGAGCGCTACCGCAGTCGCTTCTGCGGTGACGACTTGGCAAGGTGCGGCAACCACCATCTATGAGCTGATGCCGCCTGTCACGCTCGAAAAGGATGCTTACCTCGAAATCGTCCCGACTGTGGGCGGCATCGGCACCGGTACCGTACATGGCCGCGTCGAAGGCGAGGCCATCGGCATCCGCTAAGCGGTAGTTGTTGCAAAAGGGGCGCTTCGGCGCCCCTTTTTTTCTTTCAAGGAGAAAGCTCATGGCAAAGATTCGTTATATCGGCAAGAAAGAAGAGAAGTCAGACAACGTAGCCGGCACCGGCCTTGTCTGGTTGGGTAATGGTGATGTTCAGGAAGTCGATAACCCTGCTGCCGTAGCCAAGTTGCTGCGTCATCCAGATGTCTGGGAGCTGGTTGAGGGCGAAGCCGTGCCTGTCGTGCAGCCAGAGGCAAAGCCTGTTGAGCCTGATGACGATGATCAGTCACAGTTCAACGTCAAGCCTGACCTCAACAGCATGGATAAAGCAGCGATGCTTGATTTCGCGAAGACTCACTATCAGCTGAGCATCCCGAAGAACACCAGCGAAGCAAAGATTCGCTCAACCATCATCGAGCGGATGAACCGCGGCTGATATGGAATGGTCCGCCTTCTATCCGGACATCCTGCCCAATGTGGAAGGGTGCCCGCTACCGCTGGTGGATCACCACCTACGGCGCGCTGCAATTGAGATTTGTAAGCGCGCCAAACGCATCAAGGTTGATGTGAGTTTCGATACGATTGTCGGCACGCCTGAGTACACGATAGATCCAGGCGCCGGATTCAAGCTGGTATCCATTCTCGACATCAACTGTGCGGGTAAGCCAATTGACCCGATCAGCCGAGCTGAGTTATCGCGATTCGAGAACTGGCAGACCGAGACCGGCACGCCAACGCGCTTCATCACGACGACAGAGCCGACTGTACTGCGCCTGTGGAAGACGCCGGACACTGTTTTTACGATCAAGGCTGGCATTTCGATTCGGGTAGATGAGGAAGCCACTGAAATCGCTGATTGGTTTGGCGATCAATACCGCGAAGGGCTCTGTTCTGGCGCAATCGCAAGACTTTGCGCGATGCCGAAAAAGGGCTGGACTGACTACGAGCAAGCCACGCTTCATCAAGGCCGCTTTGAGCGTGAGCTGAGCAAAGCCGCTGCTGAAGGCATCAAGGACGGCACTCGCGCACCATTGCGCACAACTAAACACGGCCGGGCATAGGCGACATGACTCCCAACGACATTCTTGCAATCGCCCGGCATCTGATCAATGACACGGACGCTTCAGGGTACCGGCAGAGCAATGCTGAGCTGTTGCGCTACCTGACTGGTGGGCTGGCACTCGTCTATGCCGCACGCCCTGAGTTTTTCAGGGAAACAAAGACCGTGACATGCCTTGCTGGCGTCATTCAGTCGCTTTCGCTCAATGAATGCCAGGCCATCGTCAATGTCGAGCGCATCCACAACGGGCCCGCACTGACTCTGTTTGACGCCAAGACGCTTGATCAATTCTCGCCGGCTTGGCGAAACGGTACGCCTGCGGCTGCAAAGCAATGGTCGCCTCATGGTGATGAGGCTGCAGCTTTCCTGCTGTATCCGCCATCAAACGCCGGGCAAGAAATTGATGTGTTGTGTCTCAAGAAGGCACCAGTCCTTACTGAGGATGATCTGGAAGAGGTGTTAAGCGTCCCTGATTGGATGCTTGAACCATTGGCTTCCTATGTTGCAGGTCGCTCCGAGCTCAAGGATGACGAGCATGTTGAATCCGGGCGCGCTGTTGCTTTGAACAACCAATTCACTGACGCCATCAAGGCTGGCCGGGAGTAAGAAGTGCCATATACCGCCAAAGACTTCGCCTTTTCGAAACTGGCAGGCGGGCTGAGCCCGGCCGCGAATAGCCTGACTGTCCTGACTGGTCACGGCGATCGCTTCGACATCGTGGCCAGCCCTGATTACACCTACGTGGTGCTGGCCAACGATGCAGGTAGCCGAGAAATTGTGAAGGTCACCAGCCGAACTGGTGGCGCCGACACGATGAGCATTGACCGTGCGCAGTTTGGGACTGTTGCACTGACATGGGCGGCTGGTGCGAGTGTGCGTTGCACGCCGATTGCGTCTCTGTTCAAGAATGCAGTGAATCATCCTACTGAGTCAGACCCACACCCACAGTACAAATTCAACGAGCAATTCACGGCCGCCGCCGAAAAGACTACGCCAGTCAATGCCGATCTGTTTGGCCTTGCCGATTCTGAAGCCAGCTTTGGCCGCAAGAAAATCACTTGGTCCAGCATCAAGGCTGCGCTTGCCTCGATTTTCCCGCTGAAGAGCGCCAATCTGGCCGATCTGCCAGACGCTGCGACGGCGCGTACCAATCTCGGCCTAGCCATTGGTGTTGCCGTACAGGCATTCGATGCTTTCACGGCAAAACTGAACATCAAGCAGGTTTGGACAAGGCAGCAGCGCCCGAACTACAGCAATACCGACGCCGTTACTGGTGGCGGCAGCTTCTCCTATGACGCCGACACCAAAGGCCAGGTGTGCCTGATCACCCTAACAGGTGCGGGTGCTGTGACCATGAATGCGCCTGCGAACATTGTTGAAGGCACGCCCTA